AAGTTCAATATTTTCGTTTGCCAAAACCTCAGCATAATCAGGGTAATGAAGCTTCAAGCGGTCCTCGAGCGTATTCAGATCCCTCTGTCGCATGACCTCTTCTGCCGTTGCCTTTGCAGCTTTCAGGGCTAGCTTTTTCGCTTGAGCCACTGTGATGATGTCGTCTTCTGCAAGTCTTGCCAGGTCATCTTCTTCGGGATCTGAGGCTTTTTGGGACGCGAGTTGCTTCCTTAATTCCTCATTCTGCTGCTTGAGCTCGCGCTCAATTCGCCGCATTTCGGCCCAGTTGTACTCAGCATTGTTACGTTTACGCTGCTCAGATTCTTGGGCTTCTGATGGACGAGCGTCTTGTACTTGTTGTTCTGAGATGGTGGAAGCGTCACCGGCTTGAGTTTCCTCTACAACTTCGTTTACTCCAGTTGACATTTACAATCCTTGGGATGCGATCCCCTTTACGCCTATAAGTTCTCTCGGTGCACTTAACGCATGCTAACGAGACCAGAGAGTCAACTTTTTTTTAGAATGACTAAGAATTATATGTCAAATATTTTATTTAACAGGCCTAAAAGAGAGAGACGAAGTAAGATGGTGCTTACTCTTATGGGGTTCATCTGGGGATTGTGATCAGGAACGTAGGTGGGTTTGGTGATCCAGCTCGCCCATAAAACATTGCTGAATCCACATCACGAGGTTCACGTCATAGATCCCCGGATGTTTTAGAATGGACTTGCATTCTTCATAGGATGGAATCGTCCAGAGAAGATCGATAGATCCATTCTTGGCATCGACTTTAAAGAGTGTCTTAGTCGATTCTGGATGCGCTTCGAAGACCTTCTTGATCTTGACGGTCGCTTCGTGCTGAAACGGCCTGGCAGAGTGCTTTACGACATTGGAAACGCCGAATTGGCCTAGGTCTTTACGCAAGAGCGACAAAATAAAATAGGGGCTCTCATAGAGAGACTTGCTGCGCTCGGCTAAATCGCGAATGATATCGAGATAATCCCTGCCAAATTCGGACAAGATTTCTTCGACTCGATATTCTGGCTGCTCCTTCGAGAGGATATCCACAACTGCTTGGCCAACGCGCTGGGCGTTAGAACCGAACCGCTGGTATGAGTATTTCTTTTCTGGAGGCATGAGGACCGATAGGAGTATGAGAGGACGAATCCTCAATTTCTACTTCTTTTTCGAAGGTTTCCTGATTTAGGTCCCCTTTTGTGCTATAGAAGCTGCAGGAGCAGAGAAAAAGGAAGAAAATGAATTTGCTCATTTCTTCTTTTCCTTCAGCATTTTCTTGCCGTAGTCGCAGACTTTATCCCGCTTTTTGTCCATTTTCTCGAGGGTTTTCAGCTCTTTTTCAGAATGCTTGACGCCTTTTTCGATTTTCCTGATCTGCTTATCCATATTTCCTACTTATGAAGATTTCGGAGAGTTTCGGCCAGACGAGCCCGTTTACCCAATTTCCCTTTCGCATGGGAAGCTTTTTCGAGCTTAGCGGCAGGGATTTTCTTGCCTTTAGGCACGTGAAGCTCTTTTCTCAGCGCGCCTTTGTGCTCGATGGCTTCTTGGATCCATTTTTTTCCCATGGTCCCTACTTATGCTTATGCATTTTCTTTAGGTGATGGGCCATATGCTTGTGATGTTGCATAGCCATCGCCAAATGTTCGCCCATAGATTCATGACGTCTGTCTTTCATCGACTGCTTTTTGGACATCTCTTTTCCATCTTTCATGCCAAGATGCTCGTCCATGCGGTCTTTTTTGCTTTGGTGTTTCATTTCTTTTTCCCTTTACGCGCCTCAGATAAGGCGATCGCGATGGCTTGTTTCTGATTTGTGACGAGAGGACCATGCTTGGATCCAGAGTGGAGCTCGCCTTCCTTCCACTCGTCCATTACCTTTTTGACTTTCTTTTGCTTTTTGGTCTCTTTTCTTTTCATCTTTTTCCTTTAGGATTCCAGAGGCGGCAAATCGACCTTAGTGCTGCAAATACGGTCCCATCATCGGGACTTTCTCTTCAGCTTTAGGCTTGCGTACCTTAATGCCTTTTTTCTCAAGAACAGCCTTGGCCACTTTGTAGGCTTTGCCATCAGGACGTAACATGACCATGGCTATCTCTGGTTCTCATAGATGTCAGAGACGTCTACGAGATCTGTCGTAAAGCTATTGATGATGCCATCGCGATAAGTGCCTCCCGGTCCAAATGTCATGAACTTCGCTTCTTTTGGCATATTAGCGAAATCCCCATGACCCATTGGCTTCTTGGGATCTTTTTGCATCCCAAAATCGTAGTTAGCGCTTCTATTTTTTTTCATAGCGCCTCTCAGTGCTGGCCAGAGACGTATTTACGTCGCTTGCCTTGCATCTGATCGTTTTCTCGGTCAATGCGATTAATGGTGTCATCTTCGTAGTCAGCATCGAGACGTGACTTTGGATACAGGTCCATCTTCACTTCTTTAGGCATGTTGGCGAATTCGCCTTTTCCCCAGTAAGCGCCTTCTCGTTCGGAAGAGCCGTGGGTTTCTGGTTTTTTCATAGAACGCTCCCTAGGTTGCGTACCTTGTTTTCCTTAAAATACATAAAAGCTAAAAAAATATCTTAAACTTTTTAATCTCCCTCAGGCCACTTGCACAGGAGATTCGCCAGTTTGTGCAACAGGTTGCTGCACCGGCACAGAATTTTGTTCCAAAACACGCTCTTTTTCCCCTTGTGCTTGCACCGATTGGTAGTTCTGAAGAGTCTGGAGAACAGCGATGGCTTGCTGAAGCTGCGTAAGGTCGATTCCCTGAAGCTCTTTAACTGCCTTAACGCGATCGAGTGTACCCAGATCACGGTCCTTTTGAGCTTCGGCGATGCGTTCGACTGCAAGGGCCTGATTTTCCTGGACGCGAGAGGCGCGCTCGAAGCCGAGTCCTTCGTTGGCCATGGCTTTGGCTTTGAGGTCTTCGATTTGGGCTTGCAAGACTTGGATTTGGACCTGTTGTTGCTGCTGGGCTTGCTGTTTTTGCTCTTCTTCTTGCTGCTGAATTGCACCGATGAGCTCCTTCTTATTTTGAATCGTAGATGCTTCCAGAAGAATTGTCGTTGGGACAGGCACTCCAAGCTCTCGCATCTGTAAGAGCTGGTCGAATTGATATTGCTTCTGGCTGAACGTGTTTAATCCTTCTTCTACAACGGCGTCGTATTTACCAAAAGCGCGATTGTAAAATTCCTGTGTAGGCTCCTCTTTGATGATACGGCGCACTTTTCCCGGAGTCCAATTCTGTTGGATCAGGCGCACACAGAGATCTCCGAGAAGCTTCTGCGATTGATCGAGTTGATCGAAGAGGATTTGAAGAGTGGTGAGCCCCGCGCCCTGGCGAAGCATGCTTAGCACTCCAGGCTTATCGTCTTGAGCAGAGCCTAGGAGTTCCTCGTTCACGCCAGAGATCTCTGGCATTTCTCTGGCCAAGAGGTCTGACAATTGAATCATGGAAGGATGTACTTGAGCAGACGGGATCTTCTCCGCATCTGTCATCTGGGCTGTGGCCTTGAGAGCTAACCCTCGGCCTTGGCCTTGGAGATAGATATCTTTTGGGTTAACTAACGCGTCTTCTTTATATTTCCATCCAGAATTAATTTGAGACTCTAATATATCTAATTCAATTATTCTTCTTCTATTATATAAATATTGAGCATCTCTAAGTCCTCTTACGACGCCCTGAACACGCCAAGGAAAATAAGGAATCTGAGGCTCGTAGTATCCCCACACAGGCACAAATGGGTAGGTATCGACTCCGAGAGGATTCGGCCCATTGTACATAACCTTTCCCTGAACGACGATGGCCAGATTCACTGTTGGAATGACAGAGTCGACCGTCACGAGCATTGGATAGGCCCTTAAAAAGGCATTTAAGTCCTCATCTAGGCCGCGCCATTCCATGCATTCGCCGCTTTGTGTATCGACGAGCATCTTCTGTTTGCGGCTGTCCAAGTACCAGAATTCGTCATAGATGATGAGGTCTTGCATCCCGTAGTTATACGATTCAGGAAGGAATTGGAATTTACCGTCCCGATTTCCCCAGCCGCTCAGATTCTTGATGTCCGCCTCTCGGCCTGGAAGGAGTGCGATGACTTGCGTTCGAGAGAGGTACTTACGTGTCCATAGGCTATTGCAATCTGACAAATCCATCTTCTTGAAGTATGGGTCGATCAAATA